GTTTCCCAGTCACGATCCCCAACCTGTAATTACAAGAGAAAAACAGATTACTAAACTAATTAACAACAGTTTTTTCATTTTTTCCCTCAAACATTTTTGGATCAGTCAATTCTAAAAAATCTGTTTTTACTTTAGCCGTACCTTTATTAATTATGTTTTCAATTAAGCCAGGTTTAGCCATCGCTAAATTAGTTAGACTGTGTTTTTGAAAAGTATTGCGCAAATCGTTTACTTCTCTCATAGAAGCTAAATTTTGATCATTTAGTTTGTTTATTTGTTCAGTAGTTTCTTTTTGCTTTGCCAAATAGTTGTCAATACTGGCATTTTGCTCATCTATCTTTTGTTCAAGAACAACAGCATTTGCCTTCAATGTAGCTATTTCTTTGTCTTGTATTTTTATATAGAACCACGAAGCAGTTGATACTGCTATTAACAATCCGGTGGTGATAAATGCAAGCTTGAATCCCATGTGAACACCCTAAGTTTATTTCTTTTGCCTTTAACTTTAATCGGTTCTAGTTCTTTTAGCAAATATTTACAAAATCTTGCACATTCATAGCCAATTAGAATATCCACACCGACCTCTTTTGTGCTTGATTCGTATCTTGCAGCTTCATTGACACAATTACCGATGGCTGTGTAGTCAAATCTAGTATTTGAACCCATATTACCCACACAAGCAGAACCAGATTGAATACCAACACCAATTTGTATCTCCTGATCCATTGTATCATTAAGTTTTTTGATTCGTTCTTGTATTCTTACCGCGGCTTCTACAGCTCTGTTTTCATGCTCTGCTAAATCTAGGGGTGCTGAAAAGATACCCATACAAGCATCACCAATGAATTTATCAACCATGCCTCCAGATCGTTGTATCTCTTCAACTTGGATAGTTAAAGTGGTATTCATAACGTCTGCCACCTCTTCTGGAGTCATTTTTTCACTCATAGAGGTAAAACCACGCAAATCTGTAAATAAAAACGTGCAATAACGTAGCTCACCGCCTAATTTCAATAAATCTGGATCTTTTTGTAGCTCTTTTACTTGTCTTGGATCTAAATAATGTTCAAATTGCTTTTTGATTTGCTGTCTTAGACGATATTGGGTGCGAAAATTAAGATAAAATGCGCCTGAAGCTGCAAAAAACTGTGAAATTAACGTCCAAGTAACGTCAATTAACATCCCAGACTGTATTAAATACACACCAGATGCCGCAGTAATACCAAATATCATAAAAAAGCACGTAATACCTATGGTTACGCCTAAACTTAGAACTAAATACCAAACAAACGCCACAGTAAGCAATAAAATTGCTAATTCTGCTGCAAAAGACCAATCAGGTATGCGCGGGCTGTCTTGTATAAGTATAGATTCAGCCAGCGCTGCTTGTATTTTATGAGGTTCAAGCAAACCAACGGGTGTGGCAAGTTGCGGTAATATGCCTACTGCATCAGTGCCAATAAAAACAAACCTTTCATTTACGTTCATTTCTCCAAGGGTTGTTTGATCCGTCTTTACCCAACTTATCCATTTGCGACCAAGTGAATCAGTTGCTACAGGCGGTAATCCTTGAACCACAACTTCTTGGATACCGTTTTGATTGGTTTTTATTATGTAAGTATCTGATCCTACTAATGCTTTTAAAACTTCTGTTCCAAATGCAGAAACCCATCCATCAGGTGTTTTCATAAGTAACGGTATTCGTCTTACAAGTTGATCTATATCAACAGGAGCAGACGCAATGCCCTGCGCTGCTGATCTTCTTAATATTTCTATATTTTGTACAACGCCCGAAACAGGATAACCGCCAACAGGATCGCCCATAATGACTGTTCCTACAGTGTTAGGGTATCCACTGCCTTGGTTTTCATACATAGCTAGAATACTGTTGCTGCCTAGCAAAGATTCTGCAAAATCTTCATCTCCACCTAAACGATCTTGTTGTGGAAAAGCGACAGTCCAGCCAACTCCTAAAGCACCACGCGCTATTATCTCTCTTTGTATTTCAGCTAATCTTGCTCTAGGTAAAGGCCAGCCACCCTCTCTTTCAATATCTTCTTCAGTGATATTTAGTACAGTGAAATAGTTTGATTGTTGCTTTTCTGAAACCAGTGCATCAAAAGTTTTAAGTTTTATTATTTCTAAAGGTGTCCATTGCATAATCAATGGCACTGATAGAAACAAAACAACCAAAATTGTTTTAACTATACTCTTCATCCTTGCTTGATCTTTATCACGGAACTGCCTCCTCCGTTGATTGTAATGGTTTTACTAACACCGTCTTGTATAAATATGATTGTGTAAGCATCAGAACCGTCTATATCTAATCTAACACTTTCATTTACATTTCTGCGCAAACTTATTTGTTGTCCTTGAACAAGTGTTGTTATTTGTGTTGTTGGGTCTTGACCAATAGCTGTTCCGGTTACTGCAATACTTGTTTCAATTTGATCTACTTCATCATCAGTTAATAAATCAACCTCTTCTATGACATCCAGTAAATCTTCAAGAAAATTGACATCTAAGTAATTTATGTCTAATTCCTCAAAAGCCAATTCTGCTTCAGCATCTAAGTAATCAAAATCTAATTCTTCAAACTCTAGCGCATCAAAATCTAAAACATTATTTGATTTAGTTGCGCGTTCTTCAGCTACAACTTCTTCTTCTTCTGGCGGTGAAACTATCAACATGTTATCAATTAAATCTAATGTAATATCTAGCTGCACAGGCTTTGTAGGCTCACTTTCGTACACAGAAGCGGTAGTTGCTTGATATGGTTTATTTAAAGTAACCGTGCCAGCTCCGGTTGCAACCATAATTTCACCTGAAGCATCTCCATTTTCATCGGGTAATAGTATTACTAACGATCTTCCTAACTCATCCACTGTAGTTGTAAAATCTGTGCCTCTTATCACAATCTGTGCTGTTGGCGTGGTTATATTGATACGTTCTTTGTTTATTAGCCCCATTTTTGAGGTAATAAACCGTGCAGTGCCAGATGCAAAACGTAAACTTAATTTTGATTTATCTGGGTCTGGATTGAAAACATACTCAGTAATGACAAGCTTTGAGTGTTCTGTAAGCCTTACAACAGAGTCATCAACAAAGGTTATACCCACTCTGCCAGATGCAGTTCTAACATCATCCATTTGCTGCACGGGTAAAGATAAAGATACGTCTAAAGCATCATCTCTAAGTATTTGTGCATTTCCGTTAAGCTCGGAAATTTTACCTATATCAGCAGGAGGTTGTTGTGCCTTGGTCGTCTTGAACGACACACAAAGTAGTATTATCAGAATTAGAAGTAATTTGAAGCCAATCGTTGTTGATCGTTGACTGTTGTTGTACGTTAAGGGTACTGCTGTCGCCCGTATGATCCAAGTAAAAGTATCCATTATCTGCTCCGTCACCGTCATACGTTAAGCTGTTTGAATCTCCGTCAACATCTATGTATGAAGTTGCACCATCAATATCTAAGTCATAATCAATGGTATTAGAGTCACCCATTATAGTCCAATCAAGGTCTATCGTAGAAGATAAAGCACCTGTTCCATGATCAAATGTAAAGGTGTTGGATGTTCCGGTTACATTAACATTGTAATCTGAACTGTCTATACCGAATGTATCTGTTGGATCGGCTTGAATCGTAAAGCTGTTAGAATCACCGTCAAAATTAAAGAAACCAGTGATTGAGTCTCCATTGATGTCGCCTAGAAACTTATTTGAGTTACCGATTTGATTGATATCAAGAGTTAGGCTAGTTCCATCAAGATCAAGCGCTGTGGGCGTTCCAGCCACAGAGTTAAGGCCACCAATAATGTTGGATTCGCCTAGTTGCTCGATGTCTATATCAGCGTTATCACCAGCTTGGTCCACATACACTTCATTATCAGCGGCGAAAGCTGACAATGAGAACAACAAAATCAATGCTGTGTAGTGTTTCATCTCAGTAAAGTCCAGTAATTATATTGTATGCCTTCTTTGATAGTTTGTAAAACAGCAGCCTCTATCGCTGCTTGTAGGGCTATGTTTATTGATTCGTTTCTGACTACACCACCTTCTACTTCTACTAGCTCAGTGCCTTGCGCTACAAAACGGAAAATATCGTTATCAAGCGATGCACTTAAAATTGTTTTTGATACTAAGACTTCCATTAAGACTTTTCCGGTGGTTACGGACACTGTTCTTAATGATATTTGTACGGTATCTCTACGATAAGATTTACTTGTGCCAATTCCTAAATATCTAGCGCCTACGCCTCCAGAGGTATTATTTGACTCATAGCCTATAACGCCACCTTCCATGATTAATCCTGCAAATTTCAAAGGTGGTAATTTTTGACCTTCATCAAAAGACTCACGGGTTGAACGAATAAGCTGCCTTTCTTTTGTGACGTGATCCAGTCCCACACGCTCTACAACTTCAAAAAAACCTTCTTTATCTCTGCCCGCATGTTTAATTGCGCGTATCAAATAAGCATGTGGCGCTTGAGTTATTGCTGTTGAGAAAGTAGCAAATTGAGCATTTGATCTACGCGCACCCGTTTCATCACGAAAAGAATTAGCATAGACAGCTATAACAGGTTTTCGCTCTGGTGGCTCTACATTTAGTAACTCTTCATTAACCAGGCTTTGTATCTGAGCTTGCTCTATCCTTTGTATAGGTAATAGGTTGTTATCTATAGGATCAGGTATTAAGACTGTGCATGATGAAATCAAGCAACTAAAAAGAAAAACTACCCATTGGAACAGTAATTTCTGTCGTATTTCCATCAGAATCGGTAACTCTAAGTGTAATTTGTTCAGTTGTTTCATCAACCACATATTCAATTGTATTTCCCATCAACTCTACTAGCCCACTGGTGCTAGGATTCTCACCAAACAATTGATCTACTAATTGTCTTGAAAGTTGAGCATACACCCTAGATTCAAGATTTCTTATAAAACGCGCTAAAGTTGTGTTTTCAGCATCACGTACTAAAGATTCATTATACGCTTTTATTTCAGCTTCTATTGATTCTCGTCTATTAAACTCTTGATTTTCAATAGTAAGATAGTGACTACTTTGATTTATGCCACTAAAAGACGGCGATTTAAACTTATGAACCATCTCATCTGCTAAACCAAATGATGAAAATAAAGCAAGGTAACTAATTGCTATTATCTTTTTCATTTCTTTTCTCCTGGTCTTTCAATCGTACAACAGTATCAACTTTCTCTTTCAACCTTATCATATCTTGATCAAGCAATCTTAACTGGTCTGTAAGCCTAATAATGGTAACTTTCATCTCTTGTACTGCTGGATCAATTGTTTTTGTTATAGTTTGCCATACAAAGAATACAAAATAGCCTAAACCTATAACCATTACAGTTGGGAAGCCAAATTTTTGCACTAGCTCAACTACGTCCATCAATCTCTGCGGGCATCAATTTTGCCGTCCTCAACAAAGTTTTCAGCTCTGGCTATACGATCAAGATCAGGTGGTAGATTTAGGGCGCTGGATACGATTGTATCAATGCGCATGATGTCATTATTCATGATAGATGCTCTTGTGATAAGCATCTTAGTAATACTTTGAACGGTTTTTATTTCAGATACCAAACCATCCATAAGTTGTTTCATAATAAGAAATATAAAGTAAGCCATGATCAGACCACTTGCTATTGGTAGACCTAAATCACCAATAAGGTCAATGGCCGTTTCCATTAATCTTCGCCTTTAAACTTCTTACTTTGTCCAGATGTGCCTGCGTATATACCAAAAACAGCAGCCATCGCACCCGTTACAACGGATACTAGGCCAGCTTGTTCTAAGTTTGGCTCTGATAATGTCATAAACCAAGTGATTACTTTATATAAAAGTACGATGTAAACGCCTACAAAGATTCTTGGAAAGATGCGCCAAGCGTCTACTGTTTTTGCTAGATGCACCCACTTTTCAAAAGGATTGATACCACGATTGACAGTAGTAGTGCCTACCTCTACCTCTAGCTCAATCTTTTTTTTAGTTACTTCTTCACTCATAAAAATACTGCCACGCCTATGACCGTTGTAACAATAAAGGGATAAACGCCCCACAAAATTAATTCTAATTTTTTAAACTTTTCAGAACCTTCGTCAAGGCGTTTTTCAATGTATTGATAGCGAACAGCACACTCACGTTCATGTGCGCTAATTTCACTCAAGGCTTTCGTACCTTCGTCCATATTATTTCTTTGCTTTACCTACGTTGATAGCAAGCGTTTCAATTACAGGATAAATCCATTTAGACATGAAAGCATCGTCTTTTGGCGTGTCAGTTATAGCGCATATAGCACTAGCCGCTGTTACCAATAAAGTAATTACATTAATAATTGATAAAATATCCATCATCTTCTCGCTCCTTTTCTAACTTTTTTCTTAGCTACTTTCTTCTTAGCAACTTTCTTTATAGCTATCTTTTTCTTGACTACTTTTTTCTTTTTTGGTGTGCTTTTTAACACTCTAGTAGTGGTATAAGCTTCGTCAACGTCTGGAGTAGATTTATCATCTCCTACATAGTGACCTTTATCGTTCCTAGCTCTTACCTTTTTCTTTTCTGTGCCTGTAAAAAAATCTACAAATTTTGTTAACCAGCTCATGATTCACCTACCACTTTTTTTTCAGTTTTTAAGTTTTCATCAGCAGATTCTTTTACTGACTGTATAAGTTTATTTTCGTAAAACCTTAAACTAGGTAGTAATTCGTTAATCTCAAACTGAAGATTTGATACTTTAGTTCTTAAAGATTGTATATGAATTTTTGCTTCATTTTGTTCTGGTGTTAACTCAGACTCTTTTACTTCCATTCCATCAATATTAATTTTATTCTCGTCATTCATTTTAATTTCTCTATTATTTAAAATTCAAGTATTTACTACGATTCAAGAGCAGTAATACGCGCCTCAAGTTCCTGTATAGTTTTAACAAGTAACGGAACTAATTTAGATTGATCTATAGCTTGATATTTTGCATCTCCCTCTTTGCCCAAATTATCTGACTCATCTTGTTCTGTATAAGTACCGTCTTTATCTCCAGTAATAGCTTCAGGAACTACACTGGAAACTTCGTGCGCTAAAAATCCATCAACTAAAGTGTCAGTTGAATCTGATATAAAATTAAACCTAGCTGGTTTTAATTGTTTCAATCTAGTTGTCGCATCCCAACTATAAGTAACATTTTCTTTTAATCTATAGTCTGAAGATGTGTTGAAAGCTGTAGCTGAACCATTTGACGTAATGCTACCAACTATCACAGAATTTACAGCAGCATTTCTTATAAATGCCATGTGAGATGTTGTGCCTGTGCCATCAATGGCCGACATTAAAAATCCTGTATTAAAAATTACCGTACCTTGTTCTTCAGCACCAGAAAGCGGGTCTGTTCTACCTATCATCACGGTGCCATCATTTGCTATGCGCATACGCTCTGATGGTGTTGCACCAGTTTCAAAAACAATATTTCCTAAATTTGAATTTGTACCCTTGGCAGAAATAGTCAAAAATTCATCACCACCTGCCGTATAATGTATTTCGCCTTTTGGAGTAGATGATGGATTACCAAAAGTTATTGTGTTAGCTGTGTTAGCACTACCATCAAATATGTGTAATACACTTGCAGGACTATTTGTCCCCACGCCAACGCGATTATTACCACCATCCACAAATAGCATGTTAGCGAGTCCGTTAGACTCAACTCTGAAATCTACATCAGCACTAGCTTCATTAAATACAGCACCACCGTCTTGAGTCAAAGCACCGTCAATGTCTACAACGTCTAAGTTTGTCGTACCGTCAACGTCTATATCCCCAGAAATATCTAAGTTTGTAAAGACTGAAGTTCCGACCGCAGTAATCTTGTCGTTGAACGTAGCCGCTCCTGCTGCTGACATATCTAAAGTAAGCGCTGTGATTGTTGCACCACCATCGTTGCCTTTAAATACAATATCTTTATCAGATACAGGTGAAAAAATGTTGAGGTTTGAAGAAGTACTGGAAAAACGACCAAATTCAGTTCCACCGTCTGAGAATTTAATATCTGCACCATCACCATCAAGAGTAATATCTCCAGCAGCGTCTATTGTTAAATTACCCGCGTGTACTAAATTACCTCCTATAGTAACTTGGCTATTGAAAGTTGCTGCACCACTTGCTGACATATCAAGGGTGAGAGCTGTGATGGCTGAACCACCATCGTTGCCTTTAAACAACATATCTTTATCAGATACACTTGATTTGATTACAAAATCTGTTGATGAGTTCGTAAGTTCACCAAAAGTAGTACCAGCGTCTTTAAGTAGTATGTCAGCACCATCCGCATCAAGAATAATATTGCCAGCTACATCAAGAGTGAGATCACCGCTTGATAAATCTATTTCTGTGCCATCAATTGTTATATTGTCAATTACTACACCTGCGTTGGCTGTTACAACACCAGTAACACCTAAAGTAGAAGCCATATCCACAGCACCATCAATATCCACGATATCAAGATTGGCTGTTCCGTCAATATCAATATCGCCTGATATATCTAAAGCTGTACCGATCAATGTTTGTGTTAATGTTATTTGACCGTTAGATGCTATAGTCATTGCATCTACGTCAGATGCAGAACCTATCGTTTTTCCATCACCAATGATGATGTCGTCTGTGCAAGTAAGAATACCTGTAACACCTAGAGTGCCACCTATAGTCGCATCGTCTGTTACGGTTAAATCATCTTGTACTTTAAGATCGACAACACTGAGGCTGGCAAACGCATCTACAACAGCAGCGCCACTACCAGCACCGTCTAGGTAAACTACTTTTACGTCACCTGGCGGTATGGTTATGCTCGCTCCACTTCCTTGAGAAATAATAATA